AAGGGGGTATCAAATATGTCAAGGATAAGTAACTACCTCATAGGTATGGAAGAAGAAGGACGATTGATTTATAACGAGAGTAAAAGAGAGTATGTTCCTGCTGGGTTAGCACCTCGTAGTGCCATACATAAATATAGAAGCAAGCGTAAGAAGATTGCTAACAAAAAAAGGAGTAGATGATGGAAGATTTTATTAGAGTAAGAGAAGAAAACTTATGGACAACAGATGGTATATTTACAGATAGCTTAGCACACAAGCACAAGGCTATTGTTGATGATGAATCAGGCAGTATCATAGCGGTGGTAGGTAAGGGGTATAACCTAGTACAGAACGCAGACATCATACCACAATATGAAGATGCTATCCGTAGGTCTAACCTAGACACAGATGGTATGGAAAGAATTGTACAGTACTCTCACGATGGTGCGAGAACAGTGGTGTCGTACCGTTTCCCTGCACATAGGGTAGCCATTACTAAGGGTGATGAGATGGACTTACAAATCAATGTACTTAATAGTTATGATGGTAGTTGGAAGTTTATGTCCTTGGTGGGTGCATATAGATTACTATGTACTAACGGACAAATCATTGGTGATAGTTTCTCATCGTACTATGGTAAGCACACTAAGAGTTTGGATGTTGACTATGCTATTCATAAGTTAGAGAACTCATTAGAAGTTTACCTTAATAATGTTGACCTTTGGAAACAATACACAACAAGTAAGGTATCCTTAGGTGAAGCACACCACATACTTGAGGTATTGTCTAACGGTAATAAGAAGATGTTAGAAGAACTTCAAGGAACTTATCAGAAGTATGTGTTCGAGATGGGTCACAATCTATGGGCAGTATTTAATACACTAACTGATTGGTCAACACACGCCAAGGTACGCAACGAGTCTAACAAACCTAGTATTGTTATTGGTAGAGAGCAACGAGTACGTAAGGTGTTGCCTATGTTGACTGAGTTATTGTTAGTGGCATAAATTAATTTTGTTATAGTGGTTGACAGGTACAAAGTTATCTGCTATAATAAGATATCATTAAGAGTTCTCAAGAGAAGTGTTAAGAATAATAAAGTTATTAATACTTATAAGAGTTCTTATAAAGAATTATAATTAATGAGTTCATTACGAACTCGTTACGTATAGAAAGAGCGAAAGCAAAGAGTGATGTTAGTAAATTGCTAACATTATATATAAAAATATAGGAAGGGCATAGCCCTGACTTAACATAGGAGTATGCAAATGATTGCAACAGGAAAAGCAAGTTGGGCAAAGGTGTTACCTCATCAGTTAGTTACACAGGATGAGTACAGAGATTATTCTTACTGGTCTATTGACTTAGAGGTTAGTGACGCAGAGAAGAAACGTCTTAAAGGTTTGAACCTACGTCCATACCACAAGGACGATGGTGAAACAGAGACTAACATCTATAAGTTTATGCGTAGAGAGTCTAACAAATCAGGGAAGGTTAACACATCACCTACTATTGTAGATGCAGATAAGAATCCGTGGGGTAGTGAAGAGATTGGTAATGGTTCAACAATCAATGTTAGTTTCTATACCTACGAACATCCAAAGACTAAGAAGTTTGGGTTGGGTAAAGGACTTAATGCTATCCAAGTAGTAGAGTTAGTACCTTATGCAGGTGCTGGTGGTGTTAGTGACTTTGAAGCAGTAGGTACAGCAACTGAAGAGTTCTAATCTAACTCTTTAAGTTAATGGCAAGGGCATCTTCGGATGTCCTTTCTACCTCTACTGTTAGGCAAGGCGACAGCCTTAACTTTTATAGGAGAATTTATGGACAAGTTAGACCACGACCAATCTAATTGGAAGGCACAACATTTACCTTGCGAATCCTGTGGGTCATCTGATGCAGTATGTGTTAATGAAGATGATTCTTGGCATTGCTTTAGTTGTGAGACACACGGACAAGATTATGATGGTGAATATGAATCAGGAGAATATATGACTGGACAGAGCGAACAGAAAGTATTAGCAATAAAAACAGAGGGTATAGTAGGTGCTCTCGAAGATAGAAAGATAACATCAACTACCGCTAAGAAATATGGTGTTACTATACGTAGAAATAATGATGGTAGTATTAAGAACCATCTATATCCATACTACAAGGATGGTGAGCAGGTAGCTCAGAAGATTAGAGATGTACAAGACAAGGACTTCCGTATCGAGGGTACTGTTAGAGATGCAGAGTTGTTTGGTATGCATACAGTACAGAAGAAAGGTAAGTACATTACTATCACTGAGGGTGAGTGTGATGCAATGGCTGCTTATGAATTGATGGGAAGTAAGTGGGCAGTAGTAAGTGTTATCAATGGTGCATCATCAGCACCTAAAGATATCAAAAGAAACCTTGAGTTCTTTAATGACTTTGAAACTATTGTTGTTTGTTTTGATGCTGACAAGGCAGGTAAGGATGCAGCTAAGAAAGTAGCAGAGTTATTCCCACCATCTAAGTGTAAGATTATGTCATTACCCGATGATTATAAAGATGCTAATGATATGCTTAGGGTTAATAAGAAACAAGCCTTTATGTCAGCGTGGTGGGACGCTAAGCTCTTTGCACCTGATGGTATTGTTAGAGGTGATGATATGTGGGGCGTGGTTACTGAGGAAATTAATCAATCCTTTGTTGAGTATCCTTGGCAGAGTATGAATGACCTCACCTATGGTATACGTACACACGAATTGATTACCATCACAGCAGGTAGTGGTATGGGTAAGTCACAGTTCGTTAGAGAATTGGTGTACTATCTTATGAACATTGAGAATGGTAGTAACGTAGGTTTATTAATGATGGAAGAATCTATTAGACGTACAGGCTTAAGTCTTATGTCACTATCAGCTAACCAATTACTACACCTACCTGATGTACATATGGATAAGGAAGAACTTAAGAAGCATTATGATGCTACGTTAGGTACAGGTAGAGTATTCTTATATGATAGCTTTGGGTCTAACAGTATTGATAACATCGTTAGTCGTGTTAGGTATATGGCAAAGGGTTTAGATTGTAAGTACATCTTCCTTGACCACGTATCAATCATTGTATCTGACCAACAGAATGGTGACGAACGTAAGGCTCTTGATGAGATTGTTACTAAGCTACGTACACTGGTACAAGAGACAGGCATTGCTTTATTCTTAGTCAGTCATCTTAAAAGACCTGGTGGCACATCACACGAGGAAGGTGGTATGACTTCACTATCACAGCTCAGAGGTTCAGCAGGTATTGGACAGCTATCTGATATGGTGATTGGATTAGAGCGTGATGGTCAGCACGATGACCCTGTGATACGTAACACTACTACTGTACGCATCTTAAAGAATAGATTCTCTGGGCTAACAGGACCTGCTTGTTACTTGCATTATGACAAAGATACTGGTAGAATGGTAGAAGTTGATAACCCTAACGATGCAGGAGATGATGATGAGTTCTAAGTTAATATTTGATTTGGAAGCAGATGGGTTAGACCCAACACAGATATGGGTGGTGTGTGCTAAGAAGATAGGCAGTGAGTTTGACCCATTCGTATTCAAAGATAAAGATACCTTTCAGAAGTACGTTGATAGTGTTGATGAGGTAATAGGGCACAACATCATTGGCTATGACGTACCAGTACTTGAAAGACTATGGGGTATAGACTTTAGTGGTAAGAAGATTACTGATACGTTAGTTATGTCTAGACTATCTGAACCTTCTAAGTTAGGAGGTCACGGGCTTAAGAAGTGGGGTGAATATCTCCACTGTGATAAGGGTGACTATGATGATTGGACTAGACTGTCACCTGAAATGATAACATACTGTAAGCAAGACGTTAGAGTTACTGAGTTAGTATACAAGACAGTGCTTGAAGACCTTAAAGGATTCAGTGATGGGTGTGTTGAGTTGGAACATCAGGTAGCTACAATCGTACATCAACAACAGCTTAACGGTTGGTTGATTGATGAACGTGAAGCTAACGTACTACACGCTGAGTTATGTGAACGTAAGCAAGGGCTGATTGATAAGGTACTGGAAACATTCAAGCCCTTACCTGTGTTCATTAAACTTAATGTACTTAAGAGTCCAATGAAAGCTAATGGTCAACCGTCTATGGCATATGCTAAGCAGATGGCAAGAGGTGCACACTTCAACAGCGATAGAGAGTGGGGGTGCATCGAGTACCCTGAGTTTAACTTAGCTTCAAGGCAACAGATAGTACGTTACCTTGAACACTTTGGTTGGACACCTACTAAGTTTACTGATAAGGGTAATGCTATTGTAGATGAGTCAGTACTTAAGGGTATCACTGACATACCTGAGTGTGTGATGATAGCTGAGTACTTCTTAATCTCTAAGAGAGAAGCTATGCTTAGGAATATCTTAGGTAAGGTAGGTGAGGACACACGCATACACGGATATGTTAATACTAATGGTGCTGTGACAGGCAGGATGACACACTCTGACCCTAATATGGCACAGATACCCGCATCTAAACACGATGATAAGGGTGAGCTTATATGGGGTATAGAGGGTGGCTACGGTGCAGACTTTAGAAACATCTTCAAAGCAGAGGAAGGTTATGTTATTGTAGGTTGTGACGCGAGTGGTCTTGAGTTAAGAATGCTTGCACACTATATGAATGATGAGGGGTACACAAATGAAATACTACACGGAGATATACACACAGCAAATCAAGTGGCTGCAGGGCTTCAATCAAGAAATCAGGCAAAGACTTTCATCTATGCATTCTTGTATGGTGCAGGGGATGCAAAGGTCGGGAGTATCGTTAACGGAGGGGCAAAGGATGGTAAAAGACTTAAGACAAAGTTCCTTAATAATACGCCACCACTTAGAGATTTACGAGAGCGAGTTGGAAAGGCTGCTAAAAGAGGGTACGTTAAAGGACTTGACGGCAGAAGAATCTGGATTAGGTCTGAACACGCGGCACTTAACTCTCTCTTGCAAGGGGCAGGAGCAATAGTTATGAAGAAAGCCTTGACAATTTTAGATACTTCTGCTACAATGGGAGGACTTGATTATAAATTTGTGGGTAACATACACGATGAATACCAGACTGAGGTACTAAAGGAACACGCCTTTGAGTTTGGTGTCCTTGCTGTTGAAGCTATACGTGAAGCAGGTCAAGCATACGAAATGAGATGCCCACTAGATGGGGAATATAAAGTAGGATTAACTTGGGCGGAGACACACTAATGATTGCACAAACAGAAGATAAAGTTAAGAGTGATTACTATTACGTAAGAACTAATTCTAAAGGTGAGAAGATACTTAAGAGAGATACCAAAGAGGGTGTGGAAGATGCTACAGCATACTTAGATTCCATAGGCATTGAGTATGAGATTAAGAGCGGTGCTCGTATGATGTGGATTTATATACCACGTAAGGATAATCCTGATTGGTCTGATAAGAAGTATGCTTATTATTACACAACAGGTAGATGGAATCAGTTTAAAGCTGGTGGCTACCCTACTAAACACTATCAATCTAAAGGTATAGAAGATTTCATCACACGCTTTGCTATGAAGGAGACACACTAATGGCTAAGAAGAAAACAGTAGATACTTTAGTAGAAGATGTAGAGAAACTATTCACTAACATAAGTAAAGGTAAGGAACTTAAGATGCCTAAGAAGAAGGTAGCTAAGTTGATGGCAGGACTTGAAGAAGTACTACACCAGTGGGCTACACCTAGAGGACAGAGCAGTGGCTTAAGGATGTCTAACGTAGGTAGACCTAACAGACAGCTATGGTATGACGTTAACACAGACGCTACTGCAGAAGAGTTAGGACCTGATGTTATGTTTAGGTTCTTATATGGTCACGTTGTTGAAGAGTTCTTGTTATTCTTTGTTGACCTAGCAGGACACAAGGTTGAGATGCAACAAGCAGAGGTAGATGTGTGTGGTCTTAAGGGACACATAGACTCAGTGATTGATGGTGTTGTTATTGATATCAAGACAGCCAGTGACTTCTCGTTTAAGAAGTTTAAAGATGGTAAGCTCGCAGAGAATGACCCATTTGGTTATCTTGCACAGTTAGCAGGGTATGAACACGGACTAAAGAAACAAGGTGGTGGGTTCTTTGTAGCTAACAAATCAACAGGTGAGTTATGTTTGTTTAGACCTGATGACCTTGAGCTACCTAACATAGAGACACGTATCAATAATGTACGTGAAGAACTTAAGCAAGACGTACCTCCTACTAGATGTCACCCCACCATAGATAAAGGTAAGGGCGGTAACGAGGGCTTACACAGTTCTTGTAAGTGGTGTTCACATAAGGTAGCGTGTAACCCTACAGCTAGAGTCTTTAGGTATGCTACTAACGATGAGTTCTTGACTAAGGTAGTTGTAACACCTAGAGTAGATGAAGTAACTAAGGAGTATTATGCACGGTAGAAAAGCTAAGGCGATAAGAAGACAAGCGAAAGATAATATGGTTGAGTGGTTAAAGGCTCTATTACCTGAGGAAGAACAGAGTAAGGTAACAACTGAGACTATACAAGAGTTAGCACCTAAACAAACACACGTTATGAACTTCGGTACTATTAAACTATCAATCTATTCTTATAGATGGTTTGTTAAGATGGTTAAACAAGATAAGGATTGGAAGGGCATAGGTGTCTGAAGATATCATATTAAAGTTATCTATAATAGATGATGGTATGATGGAGTTAGCTATGATAGATAACACAAAGAAAGGTAGTGTTGCTAATCAACTACTTTATCCATTAGCTGTAGGCATCAGTGTTATCTTAGAAGATGACCCTAACTTTTTATATGATGCAGGTACTGAACTATATCATAATGAAGTTTATATTAATATGAATGACTCAACTAAACATTAAAGGAGAAACAAATGGAAGATAACATAAACCCTAGCCACTATAAACAGGGTAACATAGAGGTTATAGATTTTATTCTTGACCAGAAGTTAACATATGTAGAAGGTAATGTTATCAAGTATGTTAGTAGATATAAATATAAGAATGGTTTAGAAGATTTAAAGAAAGCACAATGGTATCTAAACAAACTTATGTTGGAGATGACTAAAGATGAATAAGGAAGTATACGTTAAGAAACGTAGTGGTGAGCTGGAGCTACTGGACTATGATAAGATTCATACTATGTTATCTCAGTGTGCTGAGGGACTGAACGTATCTGTATCTGATGTAGCACTTAATGCACACCTAAAGATTG